CGAGCCAACGCGCAGAACGTCCAGGCTGTTAATCTCCAGGCGCTCCAGAACGCCGGGCCGTGTGACGTCAGTTCCCTGACGTGCAGCGGCGGCTACTGGACGTTCACCATGACGCACGCCGTATCGGGGCACAGTTGCACCTATCAGAAACCATCAAACTCCGTCTCGTGCCCCGACGGCACATACACGAAGAGTAGCGGCAACTGCAGCGACTGCCCGGACGAAGCCATCCTGTTCGAGACCACATGAGAGAGGTGATGTGATGGCAGCGGTCAACATGCACACGTGCGTCTACGAGAAGCCGGCCACGGCCTCAAGCTGCCCGGCCGGCAGCACCTCGTCAAGCCCTACATCGAGCAGTTCGTCATCCAGCACAAGTACAAGCTCCTCATCTAGCAGCAGTACAAGCTCAACACCCACCCAGTTGTCATCGACAAGTTCAAGTTCAAGTTCAAGTAGCAGTTCAAGCTCGACATCATCCACACCTCCCCCGCCGCCTTGTGAACGGGCGGAAATCAGTGTTATAGTGGCTGGACCTGTGATTGAAGTGATGATACTTCCGCGTTCTGCATGATAGAGGATAAAGAGTTTGGCACGCAACTACTACATAGGTCCGTGGCGCTGGGTTGACGACCCGGAGATGGGCGAGTATTGGGACGCCCCGCCGGGGACGGTCGGCAGGATCGACCTGCGCCCATTCGCCGCCTGCGCTCAGGCCGGTGGCACCCACCCGCAGAACTACGGGCTGTTCGTCACCGAGAAGCCGCTGCTCGACGCGAAATACACCCTTCTGGCAACTGACCTCGACGCCGCGCTGAAGCCCGACATCCTGACCGCCGTGCAGGCGAAGCTCAAGACGGCCGCCCTCAAGGCGAAGACCGTCCGCGAGTTGTTGGTTGAACTCCTCACCACCCACGCCGACCCCGACCAGATTGATCGTGTGGCGTGTGTGGTGCCGAAGCAGAACGGCATGATGGAGATTTGGCTTTGCAATGAGCGTATCTGGCAGCGCCCCTTCTCTGGCGAGACTGACTCCGCATGGCCGAACATTCAGAAGGTCGTGCAGAAGGTCTACCGTGAGACGCGGGCGTGGGCATTGGCGGAAGCCGCAATCATCCGATCCTTCACGATGGAACCACCAGAGGAGCCGTATCCGGCTCCGCCCGGGGCGATGTACGAAGCCCTCCGCCAGCGAATGATTGCCGACGCTAAAGGTGAGGCCGAAGCCTTCAACGCCTTGGTTGAGGCGGCCGCCCAGCAAGCTGAAAGTCTGCACCGCAAGCGCCTGACCGACTGGCAGGGCAAGCTCGGAATCCGCGACTCCACGAAGTTCATCCCCGATGACCTGCCGCAAGACGAGTTGCCCGCGCCGAAGGAGACGAGCTACACCGACGACTTCAACCGCAGCAACGAGGAGCTTGGCGATTCGGCAAACTGGACGGAGGTTGCTGGGGATTGGGAAGTTATCAGCAACGAGGTTGGCATCGGCGCGAGCGGCCATTACCAAGCGCGTTTCGAGCAAGACCTGTCGAGCGATGACCATTATGCACAAATCGACATTACGACTTGGGGTGGTAGCTCCGGCACGGGCGCACACATCGACCCCGTGGCCCGGTTTGCTGCTGCGTTGTGGACGGGATACTCAGCCATCACGCGGCGCTCGGACAATGAGATTAACGTATACAAGATCGTGTCAGGCAGCTATACCACGCTGACCGCTACGGGCATAACATTCAGCCTGCCAGACACCATCAAAATCGAAGCCGATGGATCCTCGATCAAGTCATACTTCAACGGCGTCGAAAAGTCTGACGACACAGACGCAACGATTACCGGCAACACGCGCACCGGCCTATGGGGGAACGGCCACGGCGACGTATCCCTTGGCGACAACTTCGAGGCCGCCGACCTGGGCGGGGGAACTACCACCACCGCTGCTCCTACTACCACCTCTAGCTCCTCGTCTTCTACAAGCTCGTCTCCTACAACCTCCAGCACGTCATCCTCAACAAGCAGCACGCCCAGTACTTCTAGCAGCACGTCATCTAGCCCTTCTACGTCCAGCACGTCGTCTAGTACATCCTCAACCCCTACGACGCCTGAATGTTCTACATCCTCGTCTAGCACCAGCACCAGTTCCTCATCGAGTTCTACGTCGTCAACGCCTACAACCGAGCCTCCCCCATCCTCATGCGAGATTTTCGTTACAACCGTCATCGTGTACGGTCCTAAAGTAGAGGTGACTATATGAGCAGCGCAATAGATGCAGACTACACGGAGAATACAGGCCCCATCGTTCGTGCAGGGCGCTGGCCTCCTGCGGATGGAAGCATCAAGGTTATTCTGACTCGCACCGAGAATGGCGTAGCCCTAGATTGGCCTATTGGGGCCGATGCGTGGACGTGGGAAATGCTCATATCCCGGAACCAGTATGGTGGAACCCCCGACTTGACGTTGACTGCGTTCAGCGTCACGCGGGCTCCTACGAACGTAATGACTCTGTGCTTCTTTGCCTCCAGCGCAGAGACGAACACGCTGCCTGGAACAGACAGACGCAGGGACTTCGTTCACATCAAGAGCACAAATGGTGCTACTTACGGCTACTACGCTTACGGACGCGCAGCAGTTGAATCCCGTGTTGGTGAGGCGTAAACCAATGAGGTTTGATGTAAATATTGACAAGCTTCGAGAAGGGCTTGAGAAGGCTAGTGCGGCGGTTAAAAGTTTACATTTTGAGGAGAGAATTATGGAAAGCCTGGAGCCCATTCAAGGGTGTATGGATTGTGGAACGAAGACTGCCCCCCACTTCTACAAGCAAGTTGGCGCAAACTTGTCGATGGGTTTGGTTTGTGGCGAGTGCAGGGATAAGATGTTGAGGGGTGAGAGCATGGAGGAAAAGAACAGGAAGACACTTGAAGCTATCAGGGTTGCCCCCATCATGAGGAAGCTGGCAAAGGAGCAGAAGCACATAGATAAGGTGAAGGGGCGTGAGCGCTTGGACAGTATTCGGTGGCAACGAAACATTCGAGAGAAAAAGGCTATTGGTGAAGCAGCCCAACAGACCACAGTATAGCCAAAGAAAATACACACGATAAAGGAATATCAGTGCTCTTCGGGCTGCGTCATCTCCAACAAAGAGGTGTGAAATGATCCGACTTGTAACAGTTATGGTAATGGCTTCCTTCATGCTTGGGTGTGGGACGTTCTGGTCGAACAGAACGATAGTTGAGCCTGCTATGGCAAAATCCAGCCTGTCTGAGGAAACGACTCCTCCCTCTCAACGAAGAATAGACAGGGTGATAGCTCTTGCTAAGTGGCTTACTGAACAAGAATCTCCCAGTGTTGAGATGGACGGTCATGTCGCAACTGCTGCTGGGGCGTCTAGTTTGTCAGTAACAATAGAAAAGGAAGATGCCTCTACAGAAGAAGGCCAGAAGAAAGAGACAGAAGCATCTGCAACTGGGCTGGGCATCAGCACTACCTCTAGCGAGCTTGTCGGAACAATGGAGTTTACCCCCCCTACCGCGACTACGAATGGAGCACATTCCGATGCCGGGGGAATGACATTCGACATCCAGAAGATGAGCAGCGGTGGCAGCATGTACATTCTTTTCGGTCTTGGTGGAGTCTGTGTCATTGGCGGTTTGGTCATTCTCGTTTTGGTTAAGCAGGTCAAGCTCGGCCTCATTGTCTCGGCGGGCGGCTTTGCTCTGATCTTCACTGGAAAGCTTCTTGAAACCTACCCCTGGGCTGTTCTTGTCGCCTTTGGCGTCATTCTGGTAATCGGCGTCCTGTTTGTCTACAACGCACTGGTTGGCAAGAAGAAGGACATCGCCTTGAACGCCGTCGTTCGTGCTGTCGAGAAGTCTCCTGATGGTGGCAAGTCAGTCAAGGAAAAGGTGGGACAGGAATCAGGCAAGAACAAGGAACTTGTTAAGGACGTAATTACTAAGGTAAAGCGAGAGGAAGGGCTGGCGACATGACTCAAGTTGCAATCACTGGCGGGGCTGGTCTTTTGGGATCGAACCTCATTACGCAACTATCTTCTAGGGGAGAGAACATTCGTGTCATCGACAACTTTACGAGTGGGCATTCTTCTAACATAGGAAATGGTCACGGGTGGCTTGATGTTCGGATGGGCGATATCTGTCAAAGAGAGATGTTGATGGAAGCGTTCAAGGATGTAGACGTTGTCTACCACCTAGCTGCCCAGACTGACCCTGTTGCGGCATGGCTGGCTCCCGCTGCCACCTCGAAGGTTAACATCGACGGGACACTGGCTGTCGTTCGTGCTTGCGTTCACTGCAAGGTGAAGCGCCTTGTGTTTGCCTCTTGTGGGGCAGTCTACGGCGAGTGTGGTCCTGAACCTGTAAACGAGGGTGCCCCATTTCGCCCGTTGGGGCCTATTGGGATCACGAAGGCAGCAGGTGAAAGCTACTGTTTTACCTGGGGAAAGAACAACAACCTCGATATTGTCTGCCTACGTCTGTTTGAAGTATACGGACCTACTACTTACTTGACGACAAACGATAACAGGACAATCCCAAGGCTGACTGTGAATATAAAAATGGGGAAACCTGTGTTTGTTTCCAATGTTGAATGCACCCACGATTTCATTTACGTAGAGGATGCAGCGCAGGCATTTGCCTTAGCAGGTGAGTCAGATAAGGCTATTGGGCAGTGCATAAACATAGGAAGTGGCGTTGGAACAAAGGACAAGTATGTCATCGACTATATGGAATCGTTGGAAGGAAAGACCGTAGAGCGGATATACAAAGACCCCGAGAAGGACACCCCGAAGTACTGCGTGTCCGACAACGCTCTTGCAAAAGACTTACTTGGTTGGGAACCTACGACCAAAATAGAAGACGGCCTAAAGAAAACATTGGGGGGCACAAGATGATTCGCACAGATGCCAGCATAGCAACAAGTGTGCATGTGACAGGGACATCCAATCCGCGCCTCGTCGTCATGTTGAAATCCTCTAACGACGAATGGGCAATGGAGGGGCAACTCTCGTTTACAAACCTTGGGGCTACATCTATCGACCAGATCGAGGACGAGTTGGTGAGGCGGCTGCATGGCAGATGTACATTATCTATCGGTCCAGCCCACACTTTTGATATAATGAATAACACAAAGATTGGACCTGCTTTGTCTTCTTTCTGTAAGGACTGGGGACTTACCACAAAAGATATGGCAAGGAAGTCAGGATTGGAAGAGAGTACCGTAAAAGATTGCATGGGCAAGGATGGGAAAACGCGCAGCCACACGAGGCGTGTTATTGCTTCGACGATTGACAGGATAGACCAGCACCCAACAATCGGAGAGTATCTTCGCCATAGAAGGCTTCAGGCTGGCTATCACTCGAAGGTGGCTGCGCGTTTTCTTGACACAGACGAGGAAACAGTACTGATGTGGGAACGGGATGAAGATGAGGTTCCTGTACGTTGCCGTTGGGTTATGATGAACATGTATGGTATAGCCAATGACGTATGGAACAATACAACCCCAACCGTTAGGGATATCATGGCCCCCGTAACAGGGACATCCCCTATGGAATGGGGTGCTGGATCAATGGAGAAACTGGAAGCAACAGAAGGAACATAAAATGGCAAGACGAAGAGTGGCGAAGCGTCAGGAAAATCAACAGCCAGTAGAAAAGGCGTTTAGTGAAAACGTAGGCCCGCTAATCGTCGCCAACTTGTTTGGCTCTGGCGAGATACCTATATCAACGGGCTACCTGGCGTATGCAGGGGACTACCAGCAACTTGCGTGGGTATATGCCTCTGTGTTTGCTCTCGCCACTGGGTCTGCCATTGTGCCTTGGAACATCTGGAAGGGTAAGCCAGGAGAGTCGGACAAGCTTGAATACGAGAGCGAGCAGGTTCAGTTGTTTGAGCACCCGAACCCCGATATGACCTGGTTTGACCTGCTCGAAGCTACGATGACGTTCCTTGAGTTGCAGGGGGACGAGTACTGGGAAGTAGGTAGGAACAAAACAGGCACGTCGAAGCCAAAAGCGTTGTACCCACTTCGGCCCAATAGGCTCACCATCATCCCGACGAAGGATGGAAAGGAAGTCCACACATTCAGGTTTAAGATGTCCCCATATGCTAAAAACAAGGTAGACTTTCCTGCGAAGGACATCATCCATTATCTCTACTTCAACCCCCTGGACGATTGGTATGGGCAGTCCACATTGAGCGCAGCCGCTCAGGCGTGCAGAAGCGAGCGATACACAGTTTCGTACAACCAGGGTTTCTTCAAGCGTGATGCAACACCCGCTGGCTATTTGCATACCGACAATCCGATGAAGCGTGAACAGGCTGAGGAGATTGCAAAAAAGTGGAGCAGAAACCTTGCCGGTGTCAACCAGTCCCACAAGACCGTTGTTCTTCCTTCTGGGCTTAAGTACACGCCTATTGGCATCACACCCCAGGACATGCAGTTCCTTAAGCAGCGTGAATACAACCGTGAGGAGATTCTGAGCGTGTTCGGTGTGCCTCCTGTCAAGGTGGGGCTAACTGCGGATGCAAAATACTGCCTGCCTCCAGACGCGAGGGTGTGGGCTTCAGATGGCCCAACTAGGATAAAAGATGTAACAGTTGGGCAGAAAGTATGGTCTTTTGTAGACAATAAGCTGGAACTTCGGGACGTGAAGTGGTCCGGGTCTAGAGGAAGAAAGCCCCTCTTAGAGATCAGAACCAAGAATAGAACAATTCTGGCATCACCTAATCACCCATTCCTTGTCAGAAAAAATGGGAATCGTCAGATTTCCAAACCAACAGTTGAGTGGAAAGTGGCAAGTGAGTTGGAAGTTGGTTCTTTGGTAACTCAGCCAAAGTTCCTCCCAGATATTGGAAATACTGCTGCGCCAGACGGCGAAGAGATTACAGAGAGTATGGCACAGTTTTTGGGAGCAATCATTGGAGATGGAACTGTAGACAGTAGAGAAATTCGCTTGGCTGTTGAGAAAGAAAGTGAGCTTGGACGTTATTATTCAATGCTTGCTCAAGGTTTGTTTAGGCAGACCAATGGAAGCTTTGTGAATGAAGGAAGTGGAAAGTCTTTTGGTTTAAGGTTCTCCTCGGTTCCAGCAACAAAGCAACTGTGCAGTTGGGGCTTTTGTGGAAGGCTGAAGTTTGGCGAAAAAGATAAGCGCATCCCTGGATGGATTTTTGGTCTATCCAGAAGCCTTCGGTTGGCCTTTTTGGCAGGGCTAATAGACACAGATGGGCACATTGATAGTAGGGGTGTGCTAACAATCGGTTCTTGCAGCAAAGAGTTAGCGTACGACTATCGTGATCTTTTTGTTTCTGTGGGAATCCAATGTAGCAACTTGTTTTTTCATAGTGTAAGCGCATCAGTAATAGCAAAGAGTCTCCCAAACCAGAATTTTAGCAAGGAAAGCTATGATTTTTGTACAGTCGCTTGCTCGTCAGCTTTCAAGCTTGCTGAGGTGCCTTTTGCCGACACCCGTTACCGGAATCGTGTTGCAAATAATCTGCACAGATTCAAGCCTGATGGGATGGATGCACAAGCAGTCGGCCTCGACGACTGTCTTGGGTTCTATACCGTGTTGGAAATAAAGGATGCTGGAGAGTCAGAAGTTTACGACATTGAAGTTGAGGATGGTCATAGTTTTGTGGCTGATGGTTTTGTTGTCCACAACTCTAACTACCAGCTTCAGGAAGCTGCTTTCTACAGGGACACCCTCCAGCCCAAACTGATCAAGATAGCAGGCAAGTTGACCGCATTCCTACGAAGGGAATGGGGCGGGACGTTGACGTTTGAGTTCGACATGTCGCAGTTCCTCGTAGCTGACAAAGATGCAGAGATCAACCAAATGTACAAGGAGTTCTCGATGGGCGCCCTTACGCCTAACCAGGTCATCGCAGAGACGAAGCGTGGCGAAGCCTACGGTGATGAAGGTGATGAGCACTACGTTCATACAGCGTTCATCCAGGTTGGTGCCGCTGCTGTTGCTTCAGGCGAGCGGCAGGCTGCTGCCGTTGTAGAGGAAACGAAGCAGGAGATGGAAAAAGTAAGAACGGAAATAAAGGCACTGATGGATTCTGACAATAAGGTGGAGGACGAATAGAACGTGCCTGTTGCAACTAGAAACCTTAAAGCATTTCAGAGGAGGTTTGAGCGAGAAGTAGGCAAACAGTCTGCCTACTTCCGTAAGGAGTTCGACAAGTGGGCATGGGTGATGAACAATGAGTACGAAAAGGTTCTTCGCCACATCCACCTGATCAAGAATGTAGAGAAGATGAGCCAGGGCGAGATGTTTGAGCGCCTTATGCCCTGGCTGGTCATCGCGGAAGTAGGAAGGAACATACTACGAGCCGCCGAACTGCATATGTTCCTGCGGGGTGCGGAACACGGTATGCAGATTGCCGGACTAGGGTTTGCATTCGACGTGAATAATCCCCTGTTTGTGGAGGCCGCAAGGCTGCGTGCCGCTTCGCTGGTGAAATACGTATCTGAGGCTGCTCGTAAGAACTTGCACGATATGACGATGCAGGCACTCGATGCTGGTTGGAGCGTGGACACTTTGGCTGTTAAGATGCGTGGACACCTCACCGCGTTGCCCGTCAGCCAGAGGCGCATAATGCGTGAGGCGACAGAGAGGTTGGCGTCTGGTGCATCGCAGGGGAAAGTGGATGTTTGGGTTGGACGCGAGATGACGAGGATGACGAACTACAGGGCGTTCATGATAGCCCGAACAGAGTCCAGTGCTGCGATGAATGACGGCGCTTTGATGGGATACAAGCAAGCAGGGGTGAAAATGGTAGAGTGGCTTGCTCAGTTTGACGCATGTGAAGTGTGTTCCTCGTTTGCTGGGGAACTGTTTACAGTAGAAGAATCATTTGGTTTAATGCCGGAACATCCAAATTGTTTCACAAGCCCCGATACGCCAATATATACTGCTGATGGGTGGAAGCCAATCGCTAAAGTCGAGGTTGGTGATTTGGCATTGACCCACAAGGGAAGATTCCGGAAAGTGACTCAGCTACATCGTGTTGAAAAGCAACTGCCAGAGATTGTTTCCTTAAGGGCGGGTGGAGGAAAGTATGGGCACGCAGAACTGCGTGGGATAACATCGAACCATCCTGTTCTGATAGATGGACGATGGACAGAAGTGGGGAAGGCGAAGCCGGGACAGAAGATTCACATGCTTGCTAAGAAGTGCGCTGGGTGTGAAAAGATGATACCTTACTTTCGTAAGTTTTGTTCACGGTCGTGTACTAGCAAGGCGATAACGAAAAAGCAATGGGCTGATCCGAATCATCGTAAGAACGTTCTTCCTAAGTTGAAGAAGGGCAGAGAAAAGCTTAGTAGGATGATTAAGGATGGAATAATCGACACGCATCAACTTACACAGGCTGCTCATGATGTGTTGAGAAAGAGAATAGAAGAAGGAACCCACCCACTCCAGTTGTGGGACAGAACCGGAGACAACAACCCATCCAAGAGGCCAGAAGTTAGACGAAAGATTAGGGAATCAAAGCTTGGCACCAAGAATCCAATGCACAAGTCTAAGCACTCGGATGAGTATTGGAACAAGGTTGCAAATCGAGTGCGGGATTACTACAAGAAGCACCCAGAGAAGCATCCAAATGCGATACTTGCGAACAAGGCTCGTGTAAATGACTCTGCTAAGACAGGCATTGAGCAGATAATGGGGATCGCCCTCGAAGATTCCGGACTAAAGCCCGACTACAATCATCCAGTCGGAGGTTTGTGGATCGACTACGCTTTGGCTAACGACATGATTGCAATCGAGTGCGATGGAGAGTACTGGCATAAAGACAAGCAACGAGAGAAGAAACGGGATGAAAAGCTGTGCTCTTTGGGGTGGACTGTTCTTCATTTTACAGGAGCCCAGATAAAGAATAACGTGGATGCATGTGTGGAAAAGGTTCATAGGGTTTTGGCAAATCACAACGGCGAGTACGAGTTTGCCGACTTCCAGATAGAGGAAGTGAAAGTGTCCACACGTGGGAAACGCACAACCACGTATAACCTGTCAGTAGACGAAGACGAAAGTTACGTTGCAAAGGGATTCGTTGTTCATAATTGTTTATGCAGTTGGGCACCCCAGATTGGAACTGAACTGTTGTAGGAATACCAGCATGAAATGGAAAGATAAAGCGATGGAAGGATTAGAGGTTATTGCTAATCTTTCAGAAGATTGGGATGGGGAGGGTAGCCCAAAAACAGACTTCGATCTTGTGGTAGTGGCAAGGAGCCTTCTTTCTGGGCTTAAGGATGATGTAACAAATAACCTTCCAGTACCATATGTGTGTCCCATATCAGGTGGTAGCTTTCAGTTTGAATGGCATCTGCCCACAAAGTATCTGGAACTTGAATTTACAAGACGCCAGAAGTTGGAGTTTGGTGATTGTGGGATGTCAATATTGTTTCTGAGAGAAGAAATGGTTGGAAAGAAACCAAAAACGGTTTGCGGAGAACTCAATGTATGGGATATACATTCGGTAATACAGTTGCTCAGTTGGTTCGTTTCTTGAGGAGAAGGATATGAGGATTGAAGACGTAACAATCGAGAAGGTAGCATCCATTTCTGACGTGGACCTGTACAACATCCGCCTGCGGGCCGTCCAGATATGGGACAAGCACTTCGCCAAGACGACTGCGCAAACTTCAGGCACGATCTCACGCGCCTACCTGCTCGACCAGTATGGGGCCGTCAAGGGGGAGATGTCGAATCGCGCCTTGCGTCCTGCATGGGCTGCTATTGATTCTTACGTCCTTCGGCACAAGATGATGGAGGGGCTGGACCCTACGATCATCGGCGACATCGTCTTAGAGCCAGCCTGCGTCATCGTAGGGGGCGATTTCGCCCATGACCCGAAGGGCGCTGAGGTCTGCGACCTGTTCATCTCGCCAGAGGTGGGACATCCTGACATCTTCAAGCGAGCACTCAGCACTCGTATCGTCAAACAGGTAAGCAAGCCCGTAGAGTTCCATTTCCACCAGGACGATGTAGGGGAAGTGTACTTGCCTCTGTTCGACCTCGTTCTTCGTCCACGGGCTGCACTGGAGAAGGTGCGTGGTCAAGGCATGGGGCAGGGCAACGAGCGTCAAGGTGATGGCGGAACGAACTTGTGTTACTGTCCGGAATGTGGCACTACGGCTACGCATGATCGTGGGACTCCCTGCAACAAAGTAGATTGTCCCGACTGTGGAACGACGATGACCGGCATTCCTCCTGTTAAGAAGCATCACCCCAACAAGATTGTTGTTACACAGCCTGGGTTTGAAGAGACTGATAGCGAAATCCAGTATCAGGTGCGCGAGCCTGGTAGGTTTGATGATGATAGTTTCCGTCGCATTGCCCTTCAGAAGAAGATTCCTCGTGTTTATGCCATCATCGGCAAGTTGATGGGGGAGTCCTCGACTACTATTCAGGCACTTTGCTTCTCGAAGAGTGATGTGCTGACAATACAAAAGGCACATTCTTGGGTTAGCTCCCATCGCAGTGTGATGAAGATGGGCGTTGACCTGATGAAGATTTCCGCAGAAGGCGGCTTGTCTGAGAAAGATGTGGATGAGGTAGTGGACGAAGTAGAGAAGGGTGTAGGGTTTACTGTTCGCAAAGTAGATGATGATGAGCACATTGTTGGCGGCGTGATCTACGAGCCAATGGTAGAAGACGCAGACGGCGATTTCGCAACTGCTGAGGATATTCGTAAAGCAGCCTACGGATATATGGCTGCAAGCCAACAGATAAAACTGATGCACAAAGGATTGCCAATCAGGGCAAATGTAATCGAATCCTTTATTGCCCCTGTTGATTTTAAAGTAGAAGATCAGATAATCAAGGAAGGCAGTTGGTGGGTATCTGTTCATGTGTCTGATGATAATGCGTGGGCTGCAATAAAGTCAGGAGAAATTACAGGATTCTCTATGGGTGGTATTGCAAGAACAGAGTAGGGGAATACATCAAGGAGGTTGCATCATGAGCCGTTCACGTCGCAACAGTCCGGTAATTCCAGTTACTTGTGCCAAGTCGGACAGGTTCTTCAAGACGAACGCACATCGTAGATGGAGGCGTAGGATTAAAGAGCAGATTGCTACATGCCGAGACTGGGATAGTTTCGTTCCAGCAGACATTCGTGAAGTAAGTGATGTGTATTATTCTGCAAAGGATGGAAAGACATACTACACACAAGATGACTTCAATCGCTGTGCGGACAGAAACGGACTTGAATGGGCAACGAAAACCATATGGGGAAAGTAGCCATACTCTGGAAGTACTTTTGCCCATTCCTTCATCGAATTTCTAAGTGGTATTTGTCACTACTTGTAATATTACGCAAGTAGTGTATGGATAACTACTTACTACTTTCTGGTTTGCCCTCGAAGCAACATTTGCCATTCTAAGGATTGACAAGATTACATACTTCGCTTAGTCTATGTAGTGGAAGTCGGGTCAGTCGCAGAGTTCGCAGAGACGTGACGCCAGATGTCGGATTCTGGCGTCACGTTTTTTATTGAGGTGCTAACAGTGGGACGGCGACTTTACGATATGCGGATTCACGAGATCAGCCTCGTGGATATGCCTGCAAATAAACGGAAGTTTGCCATCATCAAGCGCCAAATGGAGACACAAATGGACGAACTGAAGAAGATGATTGAAGCGTTCCTGGGTAAGGAACTGGACGAGGAAACCGTTACGAAGGCTAAGTTGGCTCCCGAAGTCCAGAAGATGCTTGAGGACCAGCTTACGCTCATCGAGAAGTACCGCGCTGACCTCCCTGTTGATGTTGCTGTCGCTATTGGTACGTTGTCGCAGCACGCCGCTTTCGGGATCACTAAGGCAGATGAGGCCGATAAGGATACCGAAGACAAGGCGAAGGACAAGGGCACCAAGGACGATGTTACTGTGGAGTCAGTGATTGACGGTGCTGTCGAGAAGGCGGTTGCCAAGTTCAGTGAAAGTAACCAGAAGGCTCTCGAATCTACTCTGGTCAAGCTCGAAGAGTTCAGCAAGACGATTGCCGACCTGAAGGATGTTGTGGATAAGTCCACAACTGTCGAGAAGGTTGAAGACGAGGACAAGGAAGTCGATGCGGAAACTCTCCAGAAGATGATCGACGAGAGGGTCAGGCGCGTCGAGGGTAAGTAACTAACTCAATAACTGAAAATGAGGAGCTACGATATGGCTCTCACGATGAAGGATGTTCAGAAGATGCTCGATGAAGCATTCGAGCCTCTGGAAAAGACGGTTCGTAAGTCGCGCGGTGAGCTTTCTGCTGACACTGTTTGGGCTGACAAGCATTTCAGCATCGCCAAGTACATTCGTGGTGCGCGAGACGGTAATTGGCGAGAGGCCGATTACGAAAAGGCGCGCTTCGAGGAAGTCAACAAGCAGCTTACCGGCTCTGTTGGCACTTCTGGTGGATTCCTTGCGATTCCCGAGTACAACAAGGAACTCATTGAACTTTTGCACGCACAGGCTGTTGTGCGAAGCATGGGTGCCCGTTCGTATCCCATGAACGGCAACACGTTGTTCTTCAACCGCAAGACCGGTTCGTCAACTGGTTATTGGGTTGCTGAGGGTGCCGAGAAGACCACCTCCGAACTCACGTTCGGTCAGGCGTCATTGGTCCTCAAGGAAGTTGCTGGTCTCGTTCTTGTAACCAACGACCTTCTGGATGATGCCAGCCCGTCTGTTGACGCAATCATCAAGCTGGACCTGGTCTCTCAACTCACCTTGGCCGAAGACCTCGCCTTTATCTCTGGTACTGGTGGGACTCAGCCTCTTGGTGTCTACAATGACCCGCTCGTTCCTACCGCGACTCTTGGTGGTGGAAACGGTGCTGTCCCCACGTTTGATAACCTCATGGACATGATGTACGCCATCGAGGCTGCCAATGCCAGTTACACTGGCTGGCTCATCCATCCGCGCACCAAGAACACGCTGCGTCAGTTGAAGGATGGTAATGGCCAGTATATCTACACTATTGGCGACCTCAGTAAGGCCGAGCCCGACCGTCTGTTGGGCCTGCCTGTCTTCAAGTCCACCCAGATTCCGATCACCCTCACGTTCGGAACCTCGGCTGCGGCTTGTTCTTACATCATCCTCGGCGACTGGCGCGAGTTCGCCATTGGCGAGAAGTCTGGCGCGGGTATCGTTCTCGACGTGTCGAAGGAAAGGTACTTTGAACTCGATCAGACTGCGATTCGTGCAGTTAGACGTGTTGACTGCTTGGTCCGCCAGCCAAATGCGTTCTACATTCTAAGGGGGGTGCTTCCCTAATTGATGGGGTGATTGTTTGATGTTGAGTGCGGAAGGGGCTAACAAACCTTAGCCTCTTTTGCACATCCGAGACGTAACCGTTTTGTTGAAGGAGTTCAGATATGAGTGGTGGGATCAAGGACTTTCTCTCGTACTGCGAAGTCGAGGAAGTTGTTGCTGCTGGCGTTCTTGGCGTGACCAGTGCGGCAACGGCTTCCGTCGATCTTGGGATGTGCAGAAATGCTCTGATCATGATCGACCTCGTTGTTGGAACTGACGTTCCTACGACTGCGCTTATCCAGCACTCGCCGGATGATGTCACGTTCACTACGCACACGACTATTGCGAACGCCGATCTTGCGGCAACCACTCTGGCGACGTACGACTGCTACAACTTGCAGCGTTACGTTCGCGTTACTTGGGTGCGAGCAACGGCGAATGCGGATAGTCATTGGTGTGTGCTGGCGATTGGCGACCTGATGGTTAGGGCACCGGCTGGTACCTAATGGAAATGCAGTCTGGCCCCTGTTCCAGCAGGAATGGGGGCTAGGCTCTTACATCAATTGAAGGAGGAACAGTAAATGCCACGTAATGAAGGCTCTCGTCAGACTAACATTCAGTACGTCCAGCAGTTTCCGCATTTGCTGGAGATTCGTGACGGTGGACGACTTGAGATTTTCCCTGTTCAACTTCACGATGACTTTCTTGGCGACCAGATTCAGGATGAGTGGAACGTAACGGCAGATGGAACGGGCGGCGGTCTTGTTCGCGTTGCAGTGAATGGTATCTATGAACTGCGTACTGATGCCACGAACGACCATACCGTCGAACTGGCGCATGAAACGAACTGGCGTGCCGCTGACGAACAGACGACTGAGACGTATCCGAGTCGCCTTGTGTTCGAGGCAATTGTTGCTCCTGCTGCGATCACAACCCTCAATTTCATGGCGGGCCTTACGGATCGTGTCAACTACCCTCCGGGGCATTTGGCATTTGAGAATCCGGATACTGGCAACGCTTTTGCGGTTGATGCTGTTGTCATTGCCTTCGATACGGATGGTGTGACGAACACCAACTTTACTGCGCTTGCCACCAACAACGGCACCGAACAGGTTCTTGACCTGGGTGTTGCTCCCGTTGCTGGTGCATACAACGCGCTGCGTATGGAGCTTGACGGCCTCGGCAATGCAGATTTCTTCATTGATGGCACGTATCGTGGCACGATTGCTACGGCTGTTGCCATCGCTCAGTTGCTCACCCCGTACTACGGTATCCAGACGCGGGCGGCCGCTGTTCGGAATATGGGCATCGACAATTGCCGTGTCTACAAGCGGCGTAACTACACTGACCAATCGTTCACCGCGACGACCACGACTACCTCTAGCACGAGTTCGAGCACGTCTACGACTTCGAGTTCGACATCTACAAGTTCGACTACGTCGAGTTCGAGTAGCACGAGTTCGAGCACGTCCACTAGTTCCAGCACGTCTTCGTCCTCGTCCACTGCTCCTTAATAGGAGGGGTGTAATATGGCACTTGTTACTGCCAGCGAGGTCAAGTCGTATCTGGGACTGTCGGATAGTCAGTTGCGAGTACAGGGGCTTCGGGTTCTTGTTGAGCCAAGCCCCGTGTCCGCAACAGTCCAGGTGAAGTCTACCAGCATCGAGTTCGTCATTGTTGGTGGAGCGGACCCTGGGACTTACACATGGGATTTGACCGACCCTCTGTATGCTACCCTCACGCTTCTAGCCGCTGATATGAATGCCTCAGTGGCAGACATTACGTGTGAGGTTCTGGCTCCAGGAGATTCAGACGCGAACGATCTTGTTCCCACGTCTGCAACTGACTGCCTTGCCGAAGCCAATGCTCAGACATTGAACATAACGAACAACTATCTCCTTAACCAGATAGCTGATCGCATATCCAGCATGGCAGAAACCTACTGCCAGATTGATTACGAAGAGGCTACTATCTCCGAGAGGCATGATGGAGATGGCGGCTCCCTGTTGATGCTGGACAATAGGCCCGTCAACTCGGTATCCAGGATAGCTGTGAGCCCCGTTACGGGCATTAGCATTACCAACACCCTGAGCACTGCCACAGGTGCTTACGTGGCTGTGAGCGATACCACACTGACCCTTACGGTCGATGTGGGAGCAGGAACTACTACGAGCACGCTTACACTGGCTACCTATGGCACGATGACGTTGCTCGCAGCCGCCATAAATGCCCTCAGTGCCGCTGGATGGACGGCAACGGTGTCGTCTGCATATGAAGGTCACGATCCTTCCGACCTGATCGTTATGGAGACATCGTACGCACTGAACACCGCCGTCTCGCTCAAACTGTTCGTGGGTGGTGAATCTAACTACACCCTTTACCCGGATAAGGGGTGGATCGTTCTCAAAAGTGGTGGGTTCTCTCCTGGGCACAGGAACGTAGTCGTTACTTACAACCACGGCTACGCGGTCATTCCTGGTGCTCTGAAGGAGCGAGTCCTACAACTAATCGGCTATGTCTACTATCAGTCGAGGACGGACCCCACGTTGCAGAGCGAGAGGCTTGGTGATCATTCATGGTCGAGGGCAACAGGTTTAATAGCGTCTACTTCGTTTGATAGCATGATGGAATCCGCATTGTCCCTCTGGCGCAGGTTCGACATTGTGGTGACGTGATATGGCGATTACCGACTTCTACAAGAACAAGGCGAATGTTGAGCGCCCGACAAGGATAGAGAATAGTGTAGGAACTTGGGAAGAGGTGTGGACAGTTGTTCACAATGATGTAGCCTGCTGCATTCAACCGCGCAAAGGCTACGAGTTTGTTGCACACGACAAAGTTCAAAGTGACACCACGCACGTAATGTACTGTGACGTAATGGAGATACGGCCCTCTGACAGGATTGTGGCCGAAGGCATCACGTTCGACGTTCTGGATGGTCGGGACATCGACTTCCTCGGGCGATTCCTCACAATTGATTTGAAAAATGTGGTAACGAACTGATATGGCAACGAGAGTAAATTGGTATGGGCCGCAGGTAAAAGGGGCCCTCGACAAGAAAGTTGCGAAGCGCCTTACGCTTGCTGCCTACGTTGTTGAGGGCGAGATAAAGCGGTCGATGTACAACGAGCCAAAGACAGGCAGGATGTATCAGAAGCCGAACACGAAAGCATGGTATCAGGCCAGCGCGCCCGGAGAGGCACCTGCTATAAGGACTGGGATGCTGGCAAGAAGCATATCGCATAAGCCCCCGTTCAAAACTGGCCGTGCTCAGTGGCATTGTTACGTAGGAACGTTCGGGAAGAAGAGTGAGTCGTCGGGTCTGGGAACAGGGAAAATGACTTCTTGGGGCGACACCAGTGTTCCTACTGGGCTATTCGCTGGTGTAGCATCAAGATCGAACACGGACGTATCGGGGATATCTGGAGTCGAGGGTGCAAAGTATCCTCTGTATCTTGAGCTTGGGACTCGGTATATGGCACCTAGACCCTACCTTCGCCGAGGATTGGACAAGTCAAAAAAGAAGATCAAAGCCCTGTTCAGAGGAACGCCGCTTCGTTTGGCGTAAGGAGATGAAATCATGCCAATGACATACACAATTGTCCGCAGAAACGTTGATGTTGTTGCAGAGGGTGGTTACCAACGAGAGATTACGCGAATCGTTTTCGATTTCACCACCAACGACACCACCACAGTCACAACGAGAGAGTATTTCACAGGAGAGGTGCTTCGGATATGTACCATTCCAGATGTAGCGGCTGCTGACTGGGATGCCTACGTATACGATGATGACAACTTGGATGTTGCGAACGGCCAAGCCATAGACCGTTCTGCTACTTTGCCAGAACAGGTCCATCCGTCTCTTGGTGGTGCAGGTGGCACGTTGGCGATAAGCAATACGAATCTTCGCTGCGTTGTTGCAAACTGTGATCAGGGCGCAGAAGGTCGGGTAATTGTCTACATAGTTTGAGGTAACTGCCATGCCAGTAACGTTTACATATGCCACGAAAGTTGCACCCCCGCCTATTGATGGCTATGCGCAGGCCGCAATTACGAAGATTCGTTGGGACTGGGTGTCGGAGGCTGATGGTGGGACGACAGGAGATGCAACGGAATTACGGTTTGGTGGTGTGCCTTCTCGTATTGTGTTCATTCCTGGGGATGTTCCTCCGAATGCTGACTACACAGTTGGTGTTTATGACGACGAGGGTTGCGATCTGCTTTGGTGGGAGCTAGAAGACGTGCTTATCCCTGCCAGAATAATTGACCTTCCTCTATGGCAGATAATATCAAATAGTACGTTGCGTATTACTGTTGGAGCGACGGGTGGTGCTGGAAGGACTGGGGCCGTCATTCTTTACATCATGAACTTTGGATGAGGAGATGAAGATGACGGAACAAGCTGAGAACAGACCAGCCTCCATCAATGGGTGCTCCTGGGGAAGGGAAACTCGTGTAATGGTGGACAACATGAAAGACTATGTCATTGAGATCAAGGAGTCCGTTAAGGACCAAAACATTAAACTAGACTCGGTAATAAAAGCTACGGCAGGCAAGCCAAGCTGGTTTGTTACTGGATTGATAAGCGTTTTGGGCATGCTGTGTGTTGGATTGATCACATATATCGTCACTTGCCAAGATGATCATACAGCAAGTGCCAAGCAAGATATACGTCTTGTTAGCCTTAGTCCCAAGGAACCCAAGTGAAAGAACTGTTTGAAAGCATACTTGATAAGTTCAAGCAAGATGTTGAGCTATTCAACCTGCTCGATGGTCGCATGTATGCTGATCGTGCCCCTCAGAAGGAGATGACTGAGTTTGTAACTATCCACCTCATCGACGTCATGCCGGATGAAGAGTTCGAGTATGGGCGTCGTCTGGAGGTGGCACGAGTTCAGTTTTCGATACGGTCGCAATCAAGCGATTCTACGCGAGCTATGGAGATATTCAAGGCACTGACTGAAGTCTACGACCGGGCAGTCCTCACGTTCCGGGCGGACAACTACAAGTCAGTGTCTATGGGCAGGGAGATGGCTATCCTGACGCGGGAGCCAGACAACTTTTGGCACTATGCAGTTGACTACGTGTGCATGATTCAGCCGGTGACATCAACCACGGGGCCGTAGATGAAAAAGGGAAGCAAACATACACCAGAAACAATAGCTCGAATGTCTGAAGCCCACAAAGGACATAAGCACACAGAAGAATCAAAAGCAAAGATGTCGATTGTCCAAAAAGGCAAGAAGGTTTCTCAGGAGGTGAGGGACAAAATAAGTCGTTCGCGTCGTGGAAAAGGAACTGGGCCTTTTTCTGAGGAGCACAAAGCTAAGTTATCTGCCTCAAACAAAGGAAAAAAGCGATCCAAAGAAACTTGCGCGAGAATATCTGCTGCTAAAAAAGGCTGCAACCTTGGGCGTAAGCATACACCAGAAACAAGAGCTAAAATGTCAGCAGCCCTCAAAGGAAAGCCTAGACCAAAAGGGTCTGCTGCTTTGATGGGACATAGCGTTTCGGAAGAAACACGTGCCAAGATATCGGAATCATTGAAGGGGCGGAAACTTTCTGCTGAACATAGGAAAAGTCTATCTGTTTCCAAGAAAGGAAAACCACGACCATATTTGGTGGGACGAGAACATTCTCCTGAACACAAAGCTAGTATATCTGCCGCCCTAAAAGGCAGATTACGCCCTGGGATATCTGGACCAAAACATCCTAGATGGCTAGGAGGCAT